CCAAAAGTCAAGGGCAGCGCCCATCATTGATCCCAGTCTACGAACGATTGGCTTAGCCATCTGTGTTAGGACAAATTCCATCATCGTCACTCCCGTTGTCCGATAATGTGAATTATTGTTAATTTTTTTCTGTCGGTCAAACACTATTTTTAGGACCAAAGTAAATGTCTTTAACACCATGGTTTAAATACCTTTTTTCCGCCTCCGTTACCCTTCGGCCTGTTATCTTTTGGTCTTTCCTTGCACCTTAGCCGCACATTGTCATGTGACCAGTCTTTTTGTCTGGGGCTTTTTCTGACTTGTGTCATCTTTCCAGTAGGAGAGGGTGCTACGGCCGCGCTCTGTATTATCTGAACTCCGCTAGATCGTTGTTCAGCTTGTTTTGTTCTGGTGTAGTCTCTTCTAAGAGCCTCCACAATCGATCGAACTCTTCGCGCTGTGCTTCGTTGTAACTCATTTGTTTTATTATTGTTGACCTTTCTTTGATCGCGTCGACGATTTCGGAACGTTCTTCTACCCATGACTGACCATCCTCAGAATATATCCATATTGTATCTTCGTTTTCCCACATAACTAAATCAATCCCTTGATAGTTACGTTCTGTCCATGTTCCTAAATCTTTCGCCTTATAACTTACCCACGGCTGATAATATCTGACGTCCTGATGATGCAACCGCTTCATCAGTTCCTCTTCCGTATAAGTGACCTTATAATTTTTCTGATCCCATTCTTCGTAAAACTCACTAAATGGGTCTTTTCCATATTTTTCTATCCAGCCGTTCTTAAACGCGGTCATAAAATTATCCCGCGTCTTTCCTTGCATAAAAAACGTTTTTTCTTGTCCGTTGTCCTTACGAACACCGCCCACCTTATATTTAAACGAGCGCGGTATTACCGCTTGCTCTACATGCGTTTTTGCAAGTTCTTCAAAAAACTCAAACCCTAACGGTGGTTTTTTGCTCATCGCCAGATGCGTATCCGCACTGTCTGCTGTTTGGTCTTTCAACACGTATTTCAAAACATACTGAAATCCCTTCCAATCGGGTTTTTGGAAATAACTGTAGCCATGCTTCCAGAACTCCCAATTTACCCTTACATCCTCTTTTACATCGGGATACTTCCCTTTGAAAAATAGGATTATGTGCCAGTGCGCGCGGCCCTTCTTTGTGCCGTATTCGCCTGCCACTATGTATCTTACTTTGTAACGCTTCCTAAGTCGTTTCAGAAAATCCTGAACATCCTTATATACCAGCGTTACTGCGCTAACCCCCGCGTCTTGCGCGTATGTTAGCGTTACTGCGTAAGTTTGTGAGCTAAACTTACTTTCGGCAATGCAGCGACCTACCATGTCGTTGACCCTGTTGCGCTTACATTGCCAGCAGTAGCGACACGCCACTTCCGTCCCATCGTCCAATTTACATGGTGTAATACACATGCCTGCCCTCGGTCCTGCGTGGCGGTGTCACTAACTGCATATCCTAACAAGGGGGTGTATGCGTCTCGGCCCGAACGGAACTCCACTTATGTGGGAGTTCCGTTCCGTTCGGGCCTTAGGTCGGGTAATCCCCGATCTTCGGTTCGGTAAATCGATCTCGCCAGCTTTGAAGCTGCCAATGGGCTGGGTCCCAAAATTTGGGGCGCCCATCTTCTCCGTCCCAATCTCCGCCCCACTCAATCTTGAGCTGGCGCTTTCTTGCGACTTCTTTTCCAATGGTTCCAATTATGTCCCATTGTTTCTTGCTTATATTCCAGTAATCGACCGCGTGAACGATATCGACCGCGCACCCAAACTGGTGCGGGCTGGAATAACCGCGCGCTTTGCTTCGACCTGACTTGTAAAGTTCGTCTTGGCGTTCAGCTGAACGCAGCATTTCAAAAGCGATAACAGGGATGTTACGCGCTTTGCATGCTTTATACATAGCTTGCCAAAACTCAACGATTTCAGGATGAACACCCTGAAACGCTACTTCACTTTGCTTTTTCTTTACTTCAGGTCTTTTTAACGCGGGTCCGTCTGCTAAATCATACGCCGCTTTCACGTAATCCTTATGAACAGGCTCGTCCTTGAACCACGCGTGAACGCGGTCCAAGAACTTAACCCATCTTAAGAATTTATTCGGCGGCCGCTTCTCCTGTTGCATCCGCTTGCGCTCCTACCTGCGTTTGTGGCTCCGCCACTGGCTCTTGAACCGTTTCAACATTCTGCTTAGAAAGTTGTGCTTTAAGCGCTGCGAGCTCTTTACGCTCTTGCGCCATTTGCGCCTCACGGCGCTCTTCGTTCAGCTTTACCCAATGCATCATACGTGAAAATTCGTCGTTGTTTCGAACACGAGGTTCGATGTTGACGAAACTGTCTTTGCCCGATGATTGAATCTGTTGATCGACGTCAGGGATGTTCACAAACACCGCTGCATCTTTCTCTGCTTTGATTTGAACGTAAGACGTTCCCAAAGCAGTATATTCAATCGCCAGTTTATCGTCTGCTACGCCTTGAAGAACTGCATCTTTCATGCCTTCTTCAGTAGCTGCCCAAACCTCGACTTTGCTGTTCGCGTTTACTTGAAATTCAACGCGCTTCGCTTTGTTGCTTTCAAACTTAATTACATCGCCCGCGTTTACACGCTGCCATTGACCAATATGGCCATTTTTGAAATGCTTCATTCTTTAGCCCTTTATGTTGGAGCGGGGGCAGGGAGGATGCCCCCGCTATTACTGCTTACTTCTCAATACGTGCTGTATCGACAAGCGCGGTAATTGCTTCGTAATCCGATGTTGTATCGGCCTCTAGTAGACGTTCACCGAAGACGGTGTTGCCGCTAATTTCACAATCGCTAATGCATGTAATTTCAAATGCATCCGCTACCTGATCGGCAAACACTTTTTTATGCAACGACGACACGAGATAGAAATCTTCCGATAACGTCGGGTCAGTCGTTTCTACCGTCCAAATCTTCTGACGATCTTCATCAAATGCGTCATTCGCTGGACGATAATATTTACCACCTACGTTAACCATGTCACGCATCCACTCATGATTGAGGGGCGCATAACCAAACGTGCCGTTCGGCATGCTGTGGTTAACGTCAAGATGATCGTTCTTAACTACCGACACCTTTTCTGGGTCGAGATAATCGCGCAGATAATTCGGCAAATTGTCAGGGTTCGTTTCATAAAGGAAGTAATCCTTTTTACGTTCCCACATCTGTTCTGGAACAATCTCGGCAGTGATCATAATTACGCCGCCAGTATTCATATTACCAGGCGTCCGAATGTTAAGATCAACCGTTGCAAAACCGTTAGTCACGCTTTCGTCAAGGTTTGCTGCATCTGTCGCAAAACGCTGGCGGTAGCCAATCATAGTCTGCTGACGCGCCAAAAGAATTGGCTGTTTCATTGCTTCTTCTGGAACACGGATGCCGCTCATAAGAAGATCAATAAGATATTCATCGTCAATACCGTCGTAAAGCGACCGAAGTTTCGCAAACGCTGCAGTTTTCTTTGCTTGCTCAATGTCAGCAAGCGACATCGTCGCGTTACCGCCTGTCGTAAGTTCCGCAAACACATCATCAAAAAGATAATAATCGCCCACATCTGTTGGCGCATAATCTTGTGATGGAACATATGTCGTGCCCGAATACGATCCTGCTGCACCTGTCGTATTCAACCAATTTTCTCGCGCACGATGCGCTGCTTTAACCGGAGCCTGAAACGTGAGGCCGCTCAACGCTACTTCACCGTCAATCAACTTTTGGTCAAAATCTGGAACAATATGGTTATTGTCCAAAGACCAAAACGCCTCTGCAAGCGAATGATCAAACGCATTGCGCAGAGGCAACGACGCTGATCGTGCTTTGCGGCGATGATTTACAATAGCGTTATAAGATTCAACAACGGTAGTGTTGAAATCACTACCTTCGAAATGAATACCCATCGTTTGATAAAAATACGACGTTGCATTTGGCAACGATGTATCCATAACTTTAGCATCACCAAACGTATACAAAGTACCATCTACAAAATGTTTACTTTTCTCAAAATACGGAACAACACTACCGCCGATACCAACTTCACCTTTATAAGAACGGTTAAGTTCTTCCATAGAGCCGTTAAAACGGTCAAAGGCAAGCATTGGCACGTAATGTGCCATTACGTTTACGGTAATACCGTTCATCAGCAATTCTGCTGTTTCTTGCATTTCAATATTTACGCGAACTTTACCGCGAGTTACCGCGTCCTCGCGCAACATCGGAATATATTTAAGCGGCAGGATTTTACCTGCATCACCAGAGGTCAACACGCGACCGCGATCGCGGCGCTTTGAACGTTGAACACTAATAGGAGCCGTAGGCACCATTTCAGTCATACGCATTTACTTCTTCCTTCTTCTGATAATGCGCTTAATTATTGCGCGTAGTTTTTTGCACTTGCGGCACATTAGTTACCAAAACTTAATGTTGGACGCGCAATAGACATATTGCTGCCGCTAACCGACCTAAACCCACCGTGAAAACCATAAGGATCGGGCGCAAAACCAAATCCGCCATACGACAAACCTGTTCCAGAAATCGCTGCTGCTTGACCAGCAGCATCCATTGCCAAACCTGTTGCCATTTCTGACAACCCGCTTTCAGTCAATTCTGGGTTCACAATTGCGTATGTTCCACCAGTCGATTGATCATAAACCAACCGATATTTTGGAATTACTTCGCTGCCTGTGGACGGATAATAAATAACATTTCCGTCCTGATCAGTGAGCGGCAATCCGTCACTTTCTACCAACGCTCGATCTTGCGTAAGCGGAGCTGGCGATGCAAACGCATTGCGGGACATAATCCCCGTCATTTCCAAATCCGCTTTACGTTGTTCGATGTCTAAACGCCGAACTTCTGCGTTATATTCTTCAATATCTTTATTGGCCCACATATCAAATGCGCCTGTCATTGCGCCGCCAAGCATCTGGCCAGCAAATGACTGTTTAGACATAGCTGGGATCATATACCCAGACATGCCACCGCTGCGCATAACTGTAAGCGGGTTAAAACCCGCTCGTTGCGCATCATCACGCATTGCTTGAAAATCAATGCTTGGGTTTGTTGTTTTTCGTCCAATGTTAGACGCGACGGCGCTGACTACGCCGCCAACCGCAGCTTTAGCAATCGCTGAACCTGCGAGCTTTCCTAATAAGGGTGCCAAAAATGCAAACATTTATACTACCCCAATAATCATCGGGCCGAACAATGCGCTAGCCAAAACTAGACCCATTAACATACCCTGTAGCGCTTGCGTCACAGACTTTTTCATGCTGTTTCCTTGCTTTTTTTAAACGAGCCAAAAAACGTTCAGCGGCAAGACTGCCGACTGATATTCCTGTTTTTTCTTCTCGTAATTTTCTTAGATCATCTGCGATTTTTTCAAGATCGCGCGTAAACGGGAAATTACCCGTTTCCTCATAAATCGCGTAATGCGCATCAATCGCGTATTCCGCAAATTTATAATCTAAATCTGATGGTTCGCACCGACTCACTTTTGCCGATCCTTGTATGACAACACAAGATCGATTAAAACGAGTGCAAGACTCGTTAAAGCTGTCTCAAAGTTTACGGCAGCTTCTTGCGTATACCCAAAAGTCAAAAGGGCAGCGCCCATCATTGATCCCAGTCTACGAACGATTGGCTTAGCCATCTGTGTTAGGACAAATTCCATCATCGTCACTCCCGTTGTCCGATAATGTGAATT